GTTTTCATCCGGCCCATGGGGTCATATTTATCTACTTGCTAAACCAATTTTTCTGGTGGATGCCGGATTCATTGTGGTTTTGCTTTGTGTTTTAAAGGAATAATTATATTTATTCTAAAAATAGTACAATTTTAAGTCTAAGAATTGTACAATTCTAACATACCGTTAGACTAAAATAATACCATGATTCCGCTTTAATGCCAGCGAAAAATTTAGAACACCCCACCTATTTTTGTTCCAACCGTTCCAACCGCTCCAACCAGTCATATATATATATTTTTTCCTTATGATAATAATATATATATGAGGCAGTTATGCACGGCAGACCATGTCCGGAACCCGGATTTTCCGGTTGGAACACCATTCCAACCTGTGCCAACCAGTTCCAACCGAATCATTTTCCCGATATCGGGTAAATGTTCAAAATGGTTGTCCTAAATTAACCGGAATGGCCATAGTTTATTTGTTTTCGAAATGGCTGAATTGAGAATTAACCAGGCACTGACCATGATCAATACTTGCATGGATGAATTCGAGATTGAATTTATCCGCAAGGATGGAAGTGAGCGAGTGATAAAGCCAAGGGTCCGGTTGGGAACTCCGGTTAAAAAATCAGCATTGGAAAATTTAAAAGGTAACCAAGTCGGAACCAAGTCGGAACTAAGTCGGAACCAAGTCGAAAAAAAAAGTTGGGGCCACAATATCAACCGGCAGCATAACCTTTTGCTTTATGATGTGGAAAAGAAAAGGCCATTTGAAATAAAAATTGCACTTTTAATGAGTTTTAACAAAATGCTTGTGCGCTGGTCAAATGAAAAATGATAAACACCTGGTGGCTTTCCTCAATAAAAGCCGGTCGGTTATGACACTGACAAACACCAAAAATGTTCTGCGAACTAAAAACCAGGGAAATCTGGATGGTTTTAAATTCGAAAAGTTTGGAGCCGATGATAAACTGCCGGATGAAATTTTGACTGCCATTTGGGAAAATGATTTCATGCCGCAGCTGCTTCATACGGAGGCGGCATTTTTACACGGTGCTGGATTGGGAGTTTATCGCCGCCGGATTATACCTGGAACCGCAATGCTCCCGGCTAAAGAAGTGATTGAACCGGTTATGGATTCAGCAGTTGAAGACTGGATGGATCAGGTTCATATTTCTGATTATTGGCTAAAGGCTTGCATTCAATTTGTAACCGGCGCCAATGTGTACACCGGATTCAATTTGAATATTTCCGGCCAACCGGTCGAAATGAATATTTATGATTGGTCCACAGTCAGAGCCGAACAAGTCGATGAAGCCACCGGCCAGATTAATCAATATCTACTTTTCGGCGAAAGAATAGTTGATGACAATAAAATAAAGGTTCAGGCATTACCAAGGTACTACACCGGTATCCAGAATGATTACCCACAATTTATTTACCATGCCAAAATGCCGACCTCCGGTCAGGCTATTTATGGATTACCAATTTGGTATGGCGCACTGGAAACAATCAAGGTTCTGAACCGGGTTCCAAAATTTCATGGGTCCGGTATTGACAATGGTTACAATGTAAAGTATCATGTCAAGGTTCCGAGTTTATACCTGGATCAATTCGGGAGCCAGGAAGAAAAAGATAAGGCATGGCGAGATTTACAAGATGCAATGGATGACCAGCTGTGCGGAGTGAACAATGTGAACAAGACCGTAATGACTAAATTTTTTATTGACCCGGTATCGAATAAGCCATTGCCTGGATTCGATATTGTTCCGCTGCAACAAGTTAAGACCGATGAACAGTATTTGGCACTGAGTAAAGATTTTCGGGTGAATGCGGCCAGTTCAGTTGGTATCCATCCGGGTCTGGCGAATGTGGACACTGGTGGTAAATTGGGTGGTTCGGCCAGCGAAATGCGAGTGGCGGCACAATTGCACACCGCACTGCGGACTCCGATTCCACGCACACTGATTTTGCAGCCGATAAAAATCGCAATGAAACTGATGGGATTCGCTCCCGATTTATTTATTGCGCCAAAAGATTTTGAATTGACTACATTGGATAACAACCCGACAGGGCAACAAACCGTAATGTCAAATGTTACTATCTAACATAGAAGAAATAAAAGGGTATTACTCCCGGCTGAATGTTAATTCTGATTTCGAATCATTCAGTTCATTCATTGCTGATGCCACCATCAAGTACATCCAGCCGTTAATTGGTCAGGAATCTGTTGATGAAATGGAAACCTGGTATGATGGGTGGGATGGTACAACAACCGATCCGGTTGATTTGGTAAATTCAAAATTGCTGGCCCACATTCAACGGGCATTGGTTTATTACACGATGCTAGATGCCGCACCGGTAATGGCATTGGATTTGGGCGATAATGGATTGACTGAAAAAACAACCGATGGAACAACACCTGTTCGGCCATTTATATACAACAACCTGATTGAATACCTGAGTCAATCAGCGGACACCTTTGCGGAAAATTTGTTATTCTATCTGGAAAGCAATGCGGCCGATTATCCATTTTGGGATGAATCGGAATCAAGGCAGAATCAGCGAAAACTTTTTCTGGATTCCGGAAAACGATTGGTTGAGTTTATACCGATGACCGAACCACGGCGGTTTTATTTGGGCATGGTTCCAAGCATTAATAAAATTGAAACATTGGTGATCCAGGAAATGATTGGCCCAGCTTTATTCGATGAATTAAAAACTCAGATGGCAGCCGGAACATTAACCATCGAAAATGAATTGCTGGTTTCTAAAATCAGGCCAGTTGTGGCTTATCATTCGATGGTTGATTGTCTTCCGAATATGACCGTTTCCGTTGGGGCATCCGGAATTAAGGTGCTGAATGCATCCGATGTTCAGAGGACCAGAACCGTAGATGATACACAGCATGGCATTGTTACCCAATATCGGGGAAATGCCACCACATACGAGGGATTATTGCGAAAATTCCTGAATGATAATTATTCAGATTACCCATTGTTTGAAGTTCCGGTTTTACCGACAGATCCGGGTGCAGCATTTACCATTCCGGACAATACATTTAAAAAATCATTCCGTTTTTGATGATGTCTCCCGAAATTATCGCCACCATCATTGCCATTGCATTTGGTATTCTGGCATCCATCATTGGAGTATACATCCAGCTGAATGCCAAGGTTTCTGTAATCGATGAAAAAATTGCACAGCTGGAAGAACAAGGTCGGGTTGATGCAGCGGAAAGAAAGGAACAAACCAAAGTATTGCATAATCTGGCATTAAGCATTCAGCGGCTATCCGGATTTTTGGAAGCACATCAAAATTTTCCAAAATCGTGAAAAACTTAGCCATGCCCATCATTGCAATGCTTATGATGGCTGGCATGGGTGCATACATTTTTTACCGGGAAAAAAATGTGAAGCGACTCATTTATTCCAACGAAAATTTGTTGAAATTTATAACTGCAAAAAATCAGGAATCGAAAGGAGATTCCGGAGAAACGATAGTGAGGCAGCCAAAAATTGAAGTGAGCCGGGAAACGATGAATCAGCTGATGGGAGATAAGATTGATAAACTGGAGGACCGGTTGAATACCAGGTTTAATCGAATCGAGTCAATTACTGAGTTGTCGGTAAAGACAATTACCAAGCAGAAAATTTATGGTAAAGACACTGTGATGGTTTGGCACTTCGATTCAACCGCTGCACCTAAACTGGATACCGTAATGGTTTTTAGATTCAGCGATAAATTTGGGTCCAGTCAAATTACCGTAAAAGGCCGGGAAGCCATTAAAGTTGATAGCACAATAAATTCGTTTTACATAATAGAAGATCGAGAAAAATGGAAGTTGAAACACCTGTTCAGAAAAAGAGAAAAAAGGTTCAATCTGATTATCATGAACCCGAATTCCAGATTGGATACATTGAAGAACCTCAGCGTTATGCCGCGCTGAATAAGTGGTGGCGCATTTGGAATGAATTGGTATTATCGCCGCTGGCGATGCTGATTTTTTTTGCCGGGTATTACTTGGTTTATCAGCAATTTGGAGCGGAAGCCGGGTTGATTCCTCCAGGTTATTTCACCAATATATTGGCCGGAGCCATGATCATGTATCTTTCCGGCATGATGGCCACGATGTCCACTAAATTTAATTTCCCGAAATTTTACCAGATTATTTTTTTGCATTCGGGTCCATTTAATAGCCAGACCATTACCGGACTATGCATCTATTTTCTTTATTATGGATTTTCAATTTGGGCATTAACGGCCCTGTTGTAAATCAACAATTCCAGATGGATGCGCAGTGCCTACTGGATAAGGCACGGAGTCTGTTGTATGTCCGGGAACAGGGTGGAAACAACCGAGGCCCGGATGTGGAGCGAATTATAATTTTTGCCGGAGGTAAACCCGGTCAGGCATGGTGCGCATATTTCCAAAGGTATATTCATGTGAAGTGCGGCCGTCAGGCTGCATCCGGTTATTCGCCGAGTTGGTTCATTCCTGGTAGGTTGATCAAAAACAATCAGGTTCCTGGTGATGTATTTTCAATCTGGAATAACGAGAAAAGACGCATTGCCCACATCGGCATAATTGAACAGATTTTGCCGAATGGAAAATTTATCGTTACTATTGAAGGAAATACCGGAACCACCGGCAGTAGAGATGGAGCCGGAGTGCATCGATTAACCAGACCAATTAAATCCATTTATAACTTTGCCAGATGGTGGAACCTAAAAATAAATTGAATTACAGACCAGGTATTACCGGAAATTTTTGGGTCGATGTTCTGTTCATCTATTTTTCCGGAATGGGTTTTTGGACAGTAGTGTTTTGGTTTATGGCTGAAAAATTTATTCCGATGGAATCCATTTTTGAACAGGCCAATTTTTTTATGGTGCCAATAACTTTGGCATGGGTTTTTATTTATTTAGTTCATAAGGCATTATATTGGCTGGGTGGTTCAGATCGAAATCGGGAAAACAAAAATTAGTTTTCCTGAAAAATGGGAAGAACTAACTCCGGCCGATTTTATCCGGGTTGGCCACATATTATTGCATGACTGGAATCCAGGTCTGCAATATATGATTATCAGAATGCTGACCCCTACAGTGCATCCATCGGTTTGGGTTAATCTTTCCGATGATGAATTGCTGGCATTGCTGCCATTGACTGATTTTATGCAACAACCGGTTAAGTTAAAATCCATGCGATTGTTTCGCATTGGATTTCGGTCGTATTACTTACCGGATCGTGGCAATATCTTGCTGGCAGATTGGGCATTTTCCGAAAAATTGGTGAAAGCATTTTTAACAACCGGAAACGAAATTTTTTTAAACCAACTGGTGGCCACAATATGCCGCCCGAAAAAATGGTGGATTCAACTGTTTCCATTTTGGAAAAAGTTCAATCTGAAATGGAATGGTGATGTCAGGGAAAAATTCCATTCAGCAATTGCCGAGGACCGATCACCAAAAATTGCCAAGGTTCCTCTGCATCTCAGATTAATGGTAGTCTGGTGGGTAGTGCAGCTGCGGTGGGAAGTCCAGCGAACCAACCAGATGCTTTTTTCCGGCAGCGGAAAATCTGGTGGCGATTGGGTGGAGGCAGCAATGGAAATTTCAGAGCGTGGTTTATTCGGCAATTTTGAACAAACCATGCAAACACCGTTTTCGACAGTGATCAAATATTTAAACTTGCAAAACAATAAGGCAAAAAGCGCATGAATAATTTTTTGGCTTTAAAACAATATTTCCAAAGTCTGGCCGACAGTCATATTTTGCTTCAGGGCAATTTCGTTCATGGTGGTTTGTCTAAACTTCGGGCCGATGTGTTATCGAAAAAAAAATACCCTTTAATGTGGTTTGAAACCCCATCGATTGAAATTTATCATTCCGGTTCCGCAATATTGGCGAACAAGAAATCAGCCATTGTTATTCTTGGCAAGATGAATTCCAACAATGATACGGAAGAGGACCAGGATGATAATCTTGATTTATTGGAGGGTATTGCTCTGGATGTAATTGCCAAATTGCGAAAGGATGCCGTTGATGGTATTCACAAAATCAATATTTCTGAATGCGACCTCGATCCGATTGATCCATTATTAATTGATAACTGCATCGGATGGCGGTTTGAGTTCACCATTACCAATGCAATCAATATTTGTTTTAATGCCGAAAACTGGACCTGATTATGGCTTGTTACTATTCTAAAAATCCAATCAATGTTCAGGTGGTAACCACCGGGGCATTTAATACTACGGAGATTCAAATTTTTGCAAACTCCGAAAGTGGTTCACCGACATTTACCAGTTTGGGAGTTTTTCGATTCATAAGCGATTCAGCCAGCGAAGTAAACCAAGACATTGCCAGTGTATTGGATGCGCATTGCATCCGGGTGCTGAAACAATCCATTCCAAACAATGATGGTCTTTTTGAAGAATTGCTGAAACATACATTAACCTGGTATATCAGCCATCGACATTATGATTCGGGAACCTGGTCCAGCTGGACCGATGAAGACCAGCACCAAGTAATTTTTGGAGGCCGAGGTTATGAGGAGGTCGAGTCTGGTAATTTGGAATTGACAAGCCAGATGCTGCGCACCAACGATAATGATTTTGCTGCTTATGTGATTGATGGCGCATTTTATGCATTGATTGAAACAGCGGATACTTACAATTACACGGTCGAACACAGCGAGTATTCAGGTGGATTCAATGGTAGTGAAACCGATTCATTTACTACAACCGGGTTATTTTCGGTTGTGAAAATTCCAATTGGAAATCCGGCTGGAACTTATAAATCAATTATTACAATCGACCTTGGCGCATCAGAATTGACTGGAACAATTATCCATGACACCTATCCACATGAACAACAGGAGGATTTTGTTTTCCTCAGTCTGCGCAACGGGTGGCGATCATTAGGATGCACCGGTAATTTGTCGGCCATCATTGAAGTGGCGCAAAATACATATGAAACCCAGCAACAGCACGAATATTATAATAATGCCAACATATCTACCAGCGAGGTATGGCGGTCGCTTGGCAGTAAAAAATACAAGGTGGCCACCGGGTTTCTTCCCGAATCAATGATTGAACAATTGCTCCAGGACTTTTTGTTAAGTCCGAAAAAATTTAAGTGGGATGCGAATCTGGAAAAATTTATCCCGGTTATTGTAAACACAAAATCGGTCGAATACCTAAACACTGGCCGAAAAGGATTGAAATCATTTTCGTTTGAATACAGGCTGGCATTTGACAATAATCAACCATCAGCAATATGAATCTAAGTTTAATCGCAAGTGATGGAACGGAATTAGACCTGAACCCTGGAACGGTTGTTCAGGTTAATTTCTTCAATTCAATATTCAGCAATGAAGTGCTGCGAGGCAGTTATACCTATACATTTGCGATTCCGCTTTCCGCAACCAATAAAATATTTTTTGGATTTAGCGATCACATAAACTCACTGGCAACATATCAGAAGGAGTACACCGGGATGAAATTCAAATCCGGTATCATCGAAATGCCATGCACCCTATCGCTGGATTCGATTAATCAGGATGGATTTAATGTCAGTCTATACCTGGCATCCGGCCGGATGGCCGATTTGCTGAAGGAAAAAATGATGACGGACATCAGCACGGAAACAATTCAGGTTAAAGATAATATTCAATTTGCCGCCTACCGGCTGACATTGCTGGCTCCACCGGCAATGAATGATTACCTGTATGCGACCGTGCGGTATGAAACCGCCGGGCCGACCTACGATGAATATGTTTATGGCATTGAATACACTGGCCAAACCGAATCCGAGTTAATGATTGCGATTGCGGAACAGATTAATATTTACCGGCCAATAACTAACTGGAATGCCGCAACAACCTACAATGAATTTGATTTGGCGATGGATCCGGCGACCGAGGATATATATGCCAGCGATCAGGACAACAATCTGAACAATGCGATTACTGGGGCAACTTGGAATTTTCTCTGCACTAAGGCTGATTGGCCAACTAAGAGGGCAGAATATAATTCTGCGCTGGACAACCGGAACTGGTGGAAGTATGATTTGTTTTTGGCCAACAAAAGTTTCAGGGCATTTTCAAACGGTAATTCAGTAACACTGTACGAATACACCGGGCCATCCTACACATTGAATTTTGATTCATTCAATCAATTTCTTGATCAAAATAACAATGTCGGGTATTGGTCATTTCTTGGAGGTATCAATTACACTTATCCGGATGCCAATATTTACAATGATTATTTGCCAATTTACCTGACCAAAAAAGTAAAACAGGCAGCACCGGGAGAGAATTTTATTGCTTTTCCGCACCTAAATCCAACTTTTTCGTTGCATCCGGATTATTGCGGCATTGTCAATTATTGGAAGAATGGCGGTTTCTGGGGTAATGATTATGATTTCGGAGATTATCAAACCCATGCGCACTCCATATCAGTTAATGCATTATATGCTGTTCAGAAGTTACACGATTATTTGGCGAATGAATTTGATTTTTCTGCGGATATGCCAAATATTTCCGACAATACTTTAATTGTCGGACTTTATATTTATTCAAATTATTCAGCCGACCGGTTTACCCGGTTCAATTCCGGTGGCTGGAAGGAATCAGATTTGGGAGCCAATGTCTTAAATGTAAGCCAATATTTGCCGCAAATATCGATTGGAGATTTCATCAACGGATTTAGGAATTATTTTTTTCTTGGAGTCTTTTTCGATTTCTTTAGTACGAAAGTCAAATACCGAAAGTTGGCTGATGTACTTACCGATTTCGCCAATGCGTATGACATAACTGATTCCGCCGGTCAATTTCAGGAAATCGTTTACGAAAATCCGAAAGGATTTTTCCTGAATTACACAAATGATCCAGGCGATGAATTGATTCAGAAATTCACGAATGATATTTACAATAATGAATTTACATTATTGACTCCGGTGGGCGATTATGCATCATTGCCAGGATCACCCGGTGAAAATGATTTGTGCTTGGTTATTGATGAGGATCAATATTATCTGGCAACCCGAATTAACGATGCCACGATTGAATGGAAATATTTTTCCAAAAATCTGTACGGGTTAGAAATCCCGGATGATGATAATAATACTCTGACCATTTACCAACCGAAAGCATCAACATTGTTGATGTACAATGGCCCAGATTGGATGGAAGGGCCAAAATATTTTCCGGCATTTTTTATTCAATCGACAGAAATTACCTACCGGGTTGGGGATTACATTATCGATGAAAACGGTGATTATTATGAATGCCTTGTTGAGCATTCAAATCAACCATTGACCAATGCCACCTATTGGGCGGCTCGGACATTTGAATTTGTCAAATACCCGATGACGAGCATTACCCGGAATTCCAAGACATTTAAGGAAAAAACAAAATGTACTTTGAGGTTTATCTATTATGCCGGCATGATAGGTAATATCGAAGTCGGTTCGGAAGAATATCCATTTGCCACCAACGATGCATCCACATCCGGATCATTGAAATGGGAAGGGGATTATGGTTTATATCAGATGTGGGGAAAGGAATGGATTGAATTTTGCCAGAAACGCAAGCGCACATCAATTCAAATCCCAATGAATGAATCGCTATTACAGGAATTAAGACCGGACCGGTTGATTAAGATTCACAATCAATATTACCTTTATTCAGAAATGAAAACATCATTTCCGATGGAAAACGGAATGGCTCAATTAACCCTTTATTCGATAAATTAAAATGCCATCACCAAAACGAATAAGGCTGCGAGATTTACGCAAATCACCCGGTCTGGTAACGCACGAACAATTGGCCGCCGTGATTGATGCGGTGGTTCTAATTGATGAACAGACTGGAGGTGGCGGCGGTGATGGGTTACCGGTTGGTGGAACAGCTGGACAAATTTTGGCCAAAATCGATTCAGTAGATTACAATGCCGAATGGATTGACAATTTTACCAGTACGGTTAAACACGAGGTCAAAGCCGGGGTTGCATTGACTAAAGGTCAGGCGGTTTATGTTACCGGGTCCACCGGAGGTTCGGGAACCAATATGATTGTTGGTAAGGCTGATTATTCAGTGGAATCGACATCCAGTAAAACAATGGGTCTGATTGCCCAGACATTGGCTGCAAATGATTTTGGATTTGTAGTCACTGAAGGTCTTTTGGCCGGATTGAATACCAGTGCGGCCACTGCCGGTGATCCGGTGTGGCTGGGCGATGATGGGAATCTATTATATGGCTTGGCAAATAAACCATCAGCACCCAATCACATGGTATTCATTGGTATTGTTACCAGGTCGCAGTCGGTCAATGGGGAAATTTTCGTAAAAGTTCAAAACGGATTTGAACTTGAGGAATTACACAATGTGGCCATTTCCAGCATTGCCAATAATCAATTGCTGCAATATGAATCTGCAACCAGTCTGTGGAAAAATAAATCACTGGCTCAAGTTATCATTGCTGCTCTGGGTAGCGATGGAACCAGCGGCCAAGTTATTCAGACCAATGGTTCGGGGTCATTATCCTGGGTAAACAACGGTGGAAATAGGAGCAATCAGTATATTAAGGCTACTACTGGTACTACATTAACCGGTCCGGTTGGTACAGTTACCACAATGATTTCATTGCTGATTCCAGCCAATACATTTGGGTCAGGTGATGTTTTCCGAATTGTGAGCCGGTCTCAAAGATTGACTCCAACCGGGACAACCACCAATATCCGAATCGTAATTAACACAACGAATAGTCCAACATCAGGTTCACCAACGATTCTGGCCAATGGTACATTGGGTTCAGGCGCATTGCCTGGATCAATCGCCAAAACATTATCCATTAATGGAACCACAACCACAATTCCAACAACAGCGATTGGAACTGCGAACAATGATGATGAGGCATTCGGTATTAGTTTTTCAGAAATTACAACAATCGACTGGACCGTGGCTCAATATATAATTTTGGCCGGTACTGCGACCACTGGTGAGTCGCAAAAACCAGCATCATTAACCATTACTCCATTATGATGAATGTTTTATTTCAGCCTGGAATCCTAACGATTTACGGCCATGATTATTCAATAAAATCAATTGCTATTGCTGACACATTTGCGATCGATTTGGAATTGGAAAGACAAGGAAATTTATGGACAACCAGTTTTAATATCGATTCAATATCGATTAACGGGTTAATTTTTGAATCCAGCGTTGAAATGCTTGATTTTCTAAAGTCAGAATGAATATCAAATTGAAACGCAGATTGCTTACCATAGTTGCCAGCCATTTTCGGGTGAAATCAGTAAAACTATCAGGCCCGGATTCAGTGGATGTTATGATGGATTCACACGGGAACCCGGTATGGATGACTTTTTTCGCAAAAAATACCAGGATCAATGGTCAAGAATTTGCCGATGGCCAAGAATTGCTGAATTTTTTCCAAAAAGAAATCGCCTAAACACAAGATTCAAAACTTTTTTAAAATTTTTTTATAAAAAAGTGTGCAAGTATTTGCACATATCAAATCCATCTGTTTCCTTTACAACATCAAACAACAACAATTATGACAACAACACAATTATCACAGCGCATTGATGTAGTAAGCACTACTTCCTATGGCCATTTTAAAGTTACTATTGAATACCGGAATAAAAAGTATTCATGCATTACCAATAATGCACCAGCAATAGATCGTCATGATGATGATACTGCAAAAGGGCCGTATTTTAAAGGAATCTATACTCAGAAAGATGCTCTCAAGTCTTTATGGGAAGAGTGCAAGCGCAAAAACAATCTTCGTTAATATTTAATTTTTAACAATCATGAAAAAGTTTACAAAAGTAAAAATGGTAAAAACTCCGATAGGGGTTCAATACCTTGTTGAATGGTTTTACGAATTACACGGCCAGCGATATTTGGCTGATTGGGCCATTCTAAATTCATTAAAATGGTAATTACCACATATCAGATTCAGGACCGGGATGGAGTTACCCGGTCCGTTTCATTTATGAACTTGAAATTCAGTTATGAATTCAACCGGCCAGCGGCCAATAATAAGGTTGGAGATTGGATCAATGTCCGGCCCGGTGTTTCCGGCCGGATTCAAAGCATCAGACACGAATTTTATGAAAATGGGAAAAAATACAGCACAGCAAAAACATTTAGATCATGTTAAATCAATTTTCGCATCGCTTAAATCTGAGCGAATCCGACAAGGAAAATCACAGATGGAAATCGCCCAGCGAATGGGAGTGGACCGTTCTGCCATATCTAAGATGGAAGCTGGAGCCAATATCAGCATTTATCGAACGGTTGAATTTGCCGAAATTTTGGGTCAGAGAATCAAGATTACAGATGAAAAAGGATTTTAAAATTGGATTAGGTCTGAAATATTGGACCATCATGCCTCCAACCGGAAGCCATGAAAAATTTGTTCGGCCCTGGTTGGTTCGATTTCACCAAATGCACATGGGGTTTGATTTATTTCAAGATGACGATGGAAACAGTTTTTTAATGGCCACAGAAAAAGACCCGGCTACATTTTTATTTACATGTGCCGATGAGGCGATGAAAGAGTATTACAGCCGGAAAATAGAAGAAAACGAATCCAAAGTGCTGGAATTGCTGAATGAAAACAAGATTATGTACACAATGATGCATTCTATCCTATGAATGATTTTAATAAATTTTGCGCATTCGTGAAATGCACCCTTATTACTGCCGATGTAGTTCATTATTCCGGGAAGCAATTGCGATTTGATGTTAAGCATCATTTTTACCGGGTAAAAAATGCCTGTAATATGTTTGAGAAATTCATCCATCAGGAAATTGGAGAAATGGCTAATCAGGAAGATGATATAAATTCAGGCATATGCAATCTGGTTTGGCAGATTTTTGAAATGAAGCCAGAGGACCGGGAAAGATTTTTAGAATATATCAACAAATTTGAATATGACACAGGAGAATCAAATGGAAATACTGGATCACCAGTGGTCTGAAATAACCAAAATTCTTGGCCGAAAAGGCGAAGATTATTCCGGTAATGAAGATGTGTTGAAAGTTTTTCGCCAAGTTGGCCAATTGCTGGACCTGGATATGGCCGGAGTTTGCCAGGTATTTATTGCCACCAAAATTATGCGGCTCCGCAATCTGTCTGAATCTGGTAAAAATCCCAATTTTGAAAGCATCACAGACACATTGCGTGATTTGCAATGCTATTCCCTGATCTTAGAACACATTTATTTAAGTCAAAATGCCAGCACCAATCGGAAATAAAAATGCGCAGAAATATGCCGAGAAATTATACCATCAAATCTGCTTTAAATTGCCAAAAGAAGATTTTGTGGAGTTTAAAAACCATGTAGGTCCGACCGGCTGGAGTGAATTTATTAGAAAATCAATAAAACAATCAATACAAGATGAGAGAATTTTGGACAAGTGAACAAGATGAATTATTGATGGAGTTATTTTCAAAAACTCCAACCATAGACATTTGTGATAAACTGGGAAAATCCTATTCATCGGTGGCGCAGAGGGCCACCAGATTGGGATTAAAAAAGGATCCGGCTTACATATTTGAAGTAACGATGCAGCTGGCGCAGAAATTACAGCATAACGGGAAGCGTTATCAATTCAAAAAAGGTCAAGTATCCTGGAACAAAGGAAAAAAAATGCCTGATTCGGTAAAGGAAAAGGTAAAAGCGACTTTTTTCCCGAAAGGCCATCAGCCGCATAATACAAAACCAGCTGGCCATGAACGGATTTCCAAAGATGGATATATTGAGGTCCGCATCCGGGCCGGTAAATATGTTCAAAAACACAAATTGGTCTGGGAATTAGAGCATGGTCTGGTTCCAAAAGATAAGGTGCTGAAATTTATTGATGGGAATCCGTTGAATTGCACGGTAAAAAATCTGATGTTAATCAGCCGGGCAGATTTAATGAAGTTGAACACCAGGCACAATTGGCCGGTAGAAATTCAGGAGGTTATAAAGTTGAAAAATAAAATAAACAAACAAATCGATGCCAAGAAATAAGATTGAAGATTTGCGAAACCATCTGTTCGCAACACTGGAAGCATTAACCGACCCGGATAATCCGATGGATTTGGAACGAGCCAAAGCGGTGGCCGAGGTGGCCCAGGTAGTTATTAATTCAGCCAAGGTTGAAGTGGATTATATGAGGCTCACCGGAAATAATGGAACAAATTTCATTCCTGAATCAAAACAAATCGAATTAAAATGAGGCAGTGGAATAATATATCCGGTTTTGCCATCATGTTATTGATGGGCATTGCGGTTCAGATGCATGAAAAAAAAATGATTGCTGATTGGTTGTACAGTTTTTATATGTGGTTTATTGGCCCGATGCTATTATTGCCATTTTGCGCCATTTTCGTTTTATCGATTGAATCCTGGCGAGAACGATTTGAAGTAGTTATATCTGGATTGGTCGGGTATTGGATTGGTTATTTACTTTTTTTCGGCATTTGAGATGCGGTATATCCGGCCAACATCAGATAAATTTGAAGTATTGATTCCAATCATTGCAATTAAACTGGAACAGGCTGGAATTACCCGGCAGACCTGGAATCAGGATTTATGTTTAGAAATTTTAAAGCAATCCAGTAATTATAAAAATCTGGCTTTTTGTTTCATGAAAAACCAAAAAGCTATATTTGAGGGGTTAAAATGGTGAGAAGTAAATTTGGTTAATTGAAGTTGAACATAAATTCTAAATGCGGCAGTCAATGACTGCCGTTTTTGTTTGTCCTAAATGCGGTCGCAAATTGTTACGATAATTGCGACATGGCAGCACGGGAATTATCAGCCGAAATGGTTGAAGAATTGAAAGATGCGGTGGCCGCATGGATGCAGATGGCCCTGGACCGGTTGAAAAAAAATGCATCGGATAAGAAGTTAAATAATACCGGTGAATCTATTCAATCTATTGCGGCCCGGATGGTGGCCACGGCCGAGGGTCAGGTTGATGTACTGATTGATTTCAAAAATTCGGCCAGATTTGCCGATTACCGGCGCAATGTGAAATATAGTTCACTCCCTCCAGTTGAATTATTGACTGAATGGGTACTTGGGAAGGGCATTGGAAAATTTAAATATGTTCCAGGTTACCAGAATTCGCCAAAAAAATTATCTGATCAGGTTGCTGCCAGGCGCATTGCCTGGGGAGTGGCCATCCGGCGATATCAGCGAGGATATGGCCGGAAAAAACCGTGGTTTGCCAAATTGATGTATGGTCCATTGATCGCACAATTGATTCAGGTGAGCCGGGATACTATTGGATTTACATCGACAAAAATATTTGAAGGGAATTTAGACACTGAATTTTAATACTATGGCTGGAAATAAGACTGAAACCCAGATTGGGTTGAAAATAAACGGCGAGGTGGCGGCCAAAACAATTCGTGAACTCGAAAATGATGTGAAAAATCTAAACCGAGAAATGCGAATGCTGCCGGTTGGAAGTCAGGAATTTGCTGATAAAGCCAAAGAATTAGGTACTGCAACCAACCGATTGAATGAGGTCAGAGATGCAACCAGACAAGTGCGCCAACAGATGGCCAATGTTGGCGATACTGCGAAGCAGGCAAGGGCCGATTTGCTGGCTATGACTCCGGTCGGACAAATGATTCAAGGATTCCAGGCATCATTTGTAGCCATGCGTGGTGCAATTATGGCCAATGTGGCTGCGATGGGAGTAATGAGAGTGGCCATTGCCGCCACTGGTATAGGCGCACTGGTGCTGGCTGTTACTGCCTTATTTACCTATTTCACAAAAACGGAGGAAGGAGCCATTGCGCTTGAGGCCGCCATGAAAGGGTTGGGCATTGTCATGGAGGCATTAACTCAGGTGGTGGCTGAAGTCGGTGGATTTATCGTCAAAATGTTTACAAATCCATTAGAGGCGGCCAAAGAACTTGGAAATTTCATCATGGAAAACCTGATGAATCGAATTAAGGCATTCGGAGTAATCATTGATGCCATTATGAATGCTGACCTGACCAAATTGAACGATGGAATTATTCAATTATCCACTGGTGTTGAAAATGCATCGGAGAAGGCAAAAGTAATGGCCGACGAATTGCAGAATGCCATCGAGGTTGGCCGCCAATTGGCGCAATTGAATGACCAATTGGATGAGGATGAATCCAATAATTTGGTTCGAAATGCGCAGCTGGAAACCAGCATTGCCAAACTAATAGTACAATCTAAAGACCGAAGCAAAACAGATTTGGACCGATTGGCATTACTTCGGGAGGCCAGCCGGTTGGAAAAGGAGCGATTGGATAATGATTTGAGAATTGCGGCGCAAAAAACAAAAATTGCCGCCATTGAATTAGATCAAATTAAAAAGACATCAGCCGAATACGATGCCGCATACCGGAAATTTAAACAAGCAAAAGCGGATGAAATTAGGTTGCAAGGCGAATCACTGACATTACAGGAGAAAATCAGCAATCGACAAAATGCATTATTGGATGAAATAAGAGATAAAGAGGCCAAAGATCAGGCCGCCAGAGAAAAAGCAGCCGAACAGGCCAGACAGGCGGCCGAAAAACGCCAGCAACAACGGGAAAAAGCAGCGGAGGAAGCGAGAAGAAAGCAAGAGGCATTAGATAAGGCAGAACTAACCTATGCGCAAAAACTAACCGATGCCAAGGTGGCCAACATTCAGGATGAATTTGAGCGAAAAGATGCCGAAATTATGCTGGCATTTGAGCGTGAATTAAATCAATTGATGGCCCAAGGTATATTAAGGGTAGAACTGGTGGCTGAATTAGAGAAAAAACAGGATGCTTTGTTAGCCGAAAATCAGAAGGCGAGGGAAAAAGCAAAAGAGGATAAGAAAAAAGCGGACCAGGAACAGGCCATGAAGGAAGCGGAAGAACAAATTGCGCTGGATGAGGAGCGACAAAATATCGCCATTGATAGATTAATTGCCGCCGAAACCATTAAGGAAGAAAAACAATATCAGGTTAAAAAAGCCGGGTTGGAACGGAGGCTCAAATTACTGGTGGATGCCGGGCAGGGTGAAACCACCGAGGCCAAAAAAATCGGATTGGCCATCGAAAAACTGGATGTTGATCAGGCGAACAAACGGATTGAATTGGCTAAAAAGACCAAAGCCACCGAGGAACAATTAAATGCGGCCCGATTGGATTTGTTTAAAAACACAGTTACTGGTATTAAAGCAGCATTGGCCGAGGATGAAACCAATCGCCGGAAATTTTCTGGCATTATTAAAGCATTGACCATCGCCGAATTGATATTATCAGGGACCAAAGAAATTCAGGGCATCTGGTCAAATGCCAATATGAATGCGCTAAATGCAGTGATTCCTGGATGGGGTCCGGCATTTGCGGCCATTCAGTCAGCATTTGCCGCCACCAGAACAACCTTTGCCGTTACTAAAGCCGCCGGAGTTACATTTGAACAAGGTGGAATGATCACTCCAAAGGGCGGTTACCTATCCAGCGGAGGCCGACATAGCGAAGGAGGCATTCACCTGATGGATGGCCGCAATGGCCAGCACTTGGGAGAGGTGGAAAGGGGTGAATTTTTAACTGTATTCAGCCGGACCGCATACCAGAATAATAAATCAACGATTGATGCCCTATTAAATGCCAGCCTGTACCGTGGCGGTGCGCCGATTGAGGGCCGTAAATATGCCGATGGCGGTATGATTGATCTGGGAACCAAGTCTGGACCAGGAGGCGATTCTGCCGCTGTGAATGCGACACTGGCTCAAGCGCAGATTGCCGAAATGCGAAGATTGAATGAAGCATTTTCGGCATTCCCCAAACAATTATCAGCGGTTGTGGTTTATGAGCAAGCACAAAAACAGCAACAAGAAGCGGCCCGAATTGAGAGCCGAGCCAATGGATAAAGTTTACATATCCTAAATATTTACCTTATTTGTAAACCACAGTCATCATGGCTGTGGTTTGTTTTTATATTTAATTTGGAAACTGAAAAAAACTGAAATAAAGTTGCAGAAATTTAAAAACAACAATCATGGCAATTAGGCGAAAAGATCGGCCACAATATTTGGCCGAATTAAATGAGATTCGGCAGAATACCTTTTTTGGATATGCCGACAGGGTAGTGGATAACTGCCGAAAATCAGGGAGAGAGGTAAATCGAAAAGTGGTTTACCGGGTAATTTCCGGCCAACTAAAGGATCAGTTTATTTTGGATAAAATAAAGACCGTTTTGGCCGAGGAAATATGAAACAGCAAATTAGTTTTTTTGAAGGTGGCATTCAGGTTACCAAACCAACCCAGACCGTAAGCCTGGAATGGGCAATTGATTATATCCGCAACGGAAAAGGTTATGCGACCATCCGGCCAGTTCGGGTGGAAACGGATGAAAAAAAGAAAAAGGAATTGAAAAAACGATGTTCCTATTTTACTTTTTCCGGCACTTTTTCAGCCAGAAACGCAAATAGCCTGGTCCAGCATTCGGGGTTAATTACTCTGGATTTTGATAATGTCGGAGATGTGGAGGCCGTAGCCATGCAGCTGATGGAAGACCGTTACATTATGGTGATGTTCCGCTCCACCGGAGGCGAAGGATTGAAAGCATTGGCAAAAATTGACCCAGACCGGCATCTGGAATCGTTTAATTCGCTGGCCAAATATTTCTATCATAAGTACGGATTGGAATTGGATGCATCTGGTAAGGATGTTTGCCGGGCCTGTTTTGAATCCATTGATGAAAACATTTATATAAACGAGGCATCCAGCGTTTATTTGCCTGATATAGAAATGGAGGTGGATATGGAAACCGGTGAGGTAATCGAATCGGTTCGACAATTCAAGCCATTCCAGCCGGTTGATGAAATGGAATATTTGCGTGGTATCGCCGATCAGGTATCGGCCCGAGCAATTGACCTTACATCAGGTTATAATGAATGGCTGAAAATCGGATTTTCGCTGGCCAGCCTTGGAGAATCCGGTCGATCATTATTTCATCAAATAAGCCAGGTAAATCAGGATTACAATCAAAAGGAAACTGACCTGAAATTTGATAATTGTCTGCGCACCACTACATGGAGGGAACCCGGTTATTTTTTGGGCCAGGCAAAAAAGGCTGGCTGCGATATGCGTAAATTTCTCCGAACCGAATTGGTTGGTTCGGAGAAAAGTAGGGAGAAAAGTAGGGAGAAAAGTAGGGTGAATTCGGAAGAACAAGAAAATGATTCAGGCCAGCAAATCAGTAATGTTCTGGCCATCCGCTGGCCGGTAAAATTGACTAAATCAGAGGAAGCCGAATGCGGCGAGTTTGTCCGGAAATTTGGGTTTCTCAGCTGGAAGAATATCACTTACATCGGTAAAATCCGAGATGGGGAAATGACATTTGAAGCCAAATCCAATTTCTCGATGAAACCACATTACCTGGTTACCGATGAGGAGGGAAACACCACCAGGATAATCGAGTTTACAAACATCAAAAACGAGCGGAGAATTGACCACATTACAACCGATGCATTTGTTTCCGTGGATGCATTTGCCAAGTATGTGGAGCGTGGTAATTTCTGGTCGCTATTTGACCGCCGGGAATGGGTTAAAGTTAAATCATGGCTGTACGAGGTAACACCGGCGGCCAAAGAAATCAGCACATTGGGCCAACAGGAAGATGGCTTTTTTGCATTTTCCAATGGCATTTTTTCAGATGGCAAATTTCACGAAATCAACAACCTTGGAATCGTGAATCTGAAAAAGAAAAACTATTTTTTCCCGGCATTATCAGACATTTATCGCAACAATCGAATGCGCTATCAGTCGGAGCGTGAATTCATTCATGTCGGGCGCAATATCGCATTCAGCAGCTGGGCCGAATTATTTTGCAAAGTATATGGCGAAAACGGCCGGATTGGATTGATGTATTGTTGCATGGCTATGTTTTCGGATATCGTCTTTAAAACCGATGGATTTTTCCCGATGCTTTATCTGTACGGAAAACCGGAGTCTGGGAAATCTACCATGGCATATTCCATTTTGTCATTGCTCCACAAAACTGAGGGCAAATCCGTAGGATCAAATATCAATTCAGTATCGATGGCTGCATTGTTCCGGAAATTGGGTCAGGTGCGGAATGGCATGGTGTTGCTGGAGGAATACAACAATGAATTGGACACTAAGCAGGTGGAAATCCTAAAGCAAATCTGGAATCGTGATGCCTATCTGAAGGCCGACAGCAGTCAGTCGAACACATCCAACCGCACGGTAAGCCACCAGATTGAATCCAGCGTGGTGATCACCGGCCAGCATTTGCCGGTGGCTGATGTGGCACTATTTACCAGGGTTATTCTTTTGCAGTTTTTCAAAAATGATGGATTTTCAGAAGAAAGCATGGAACTTATCAGCGATCTGAAATCGCTGCAAAATGAATCCCTTACTCAAATTGCGATTTCGATTTTGAAGCACCGGCCGGAAATGGAAGAAAACTACGCAACCAATTACCGGCAATGGAAAAAGAAATATGCAAAACGATTTGTTGGTACGAATGTCAGCCGGATTGGCCAGCATTGCGCCATTGTGATGGCAATTTATCAGACATTATCCGGAAAATTGAATTTTCCATTTCTGGAAAACGAATTGCAGTACAGTCTGGAAAAAATTGCGGAGGCACAAAACGGCATGATGCAGAATTCGGAGGAATCCAGTCAATTCTGGGAGGCGATGGCCTACCTGGTCCATGCCGGAATTCTGGATGAAAATCGGCAATTTACATTCAGAGAATTGCAGACCATTGCGGTTCGCCGTGATGCCGCCAAATCCGAAAGCATTGTGCAGTTTCCGCAGCTGACAGAAATGATGTTTATCCGGTTGAATCAAATTCAGCCTGTATATGCCAAAGAAATGCGGCAGCGAGGCCAGCGGTACATGGATTCGGATACACTGCGCAGTTACCTTAAAAATTCACCGGCTTACATTGGCGAGAAAAAATCGATGAAATTCGGGGAATCAAATTCATCCGCAATGGTCTTTAATTATACCATGCTCAAGGATGATTTTGGGTTGCGGAAAATCAGTTATATGAGCGATACGAGCGAGAGCCAGTTATCCGTTCCGGATGCGGTTGAAGTAGAAATTTCGGATGACCGAAATTATGTTCCATTTTAAATTGCTGGGTATGATATATCATTCACTAACTATAATTATACCCATAAGGTATGATAAGTCATTCAAATAAATTGCACATAAACTATGCCAGACATTTCACTTTGCAAAAACAAAATTTGCCCACTATCCGAACAATGTTACCGATTTAAGGCACAACCGGATGAATTTCGGCAAGCCTATTCTGAATTCGAACCGGATGATGATGGAAATTGCGAATTTTTTATTTTAGACAAAAACATATTTACAAACGATTATGAAAGCGATTTTGAAATTTGACTTGGAAGAACCTGATCAGCGTCAGAGCCACATGAGGTGCATTAAAGCATTGGACATGGCTTTGGCGATAATGTACATCGGTAAAGTAATTAACCGGGCATTGGATACATCCGAAAATGGAAAAACAATCGATGGAATTAATTTGCAAACCGAGGTTAATGATATATTGCTTGAACTGGATATAAATATGGATTCACTTATAAGTTAATATGGAAAAGCAATCAGCGGTGGATTACTTTATGAATTCAATCCCGATGGATAGCTATCCATCAGAATTTTGGAGAATTTATAATAAGGCCAAAGAAATCGAAAAACAACGATTGGATCAGGAATTTAATTGTGGATTTACTGAGGGGTACAATCAGGGTAAATATGGTGAAGAAATTGACCAGGAAGAAAACAACTATCAATAAAATTATGCCAAAACAAAACGAGAAGACTAAGACCGCCGTTGATTGGATGTTTGAAAAACTATGGGAAGAGCCAAAGGATAAACTCACTTGGCAATCCATAATTGATGCGGCCAAAATAATGGAAAGGAACCAATTAATAAATGCATATCGCCGAGGCATGAATTACCCTCATGTATTGGGAGGCGATTACAATGAACAATCTGAATCTGAAAAATTTTACCATTCAAATTATGGAGGCTGAAAATGAAATTCAAAAAATAAATGTTTATCTGTGCCACAACCGGCACTATACATTTACGAGCGAACCGGTAATACCCGAATGGACAGCACCTTTTAAAATCAGTTGTTCAAAATGCGGAGATAAAGCAGAATCGTGTTATTTTCCGGAAGGAATTCAGGATCGTTATGATTTAGTCGAATTAAAATTTTTCCGGCCATCAGATTACAGGCAAATTCAACACAGTCTGGAAAAATTGCGACCTCATCGGGCATGGACAATTGGAGATTGCAAAAGAATTTTGGATAGTTTACAGATAACGAAACAATTTTTTTACATAAAAATAAAATGAAACGGGAAAATATTGGTAGAGCGATGCAGATTGAATCAAGATTGCGACTATTGGAAACCTGGATCAAATTATTGGACCAGAAAAAAGATTTGGAAATAGTTATTCATTATAATTCAGAATCAGATGATCCATTTCAAATTAGAATGGGTAATGATTATGATTTAAAAAATGGCCGGATACTGATGGATGAACAGGGTGAATCATTTATCAATCATATTCAGGATTATTATAAAAAGGAACGAACAATTTCACTTCAAGAATTAGAGATGTTATGAGGAGATTTTCAGATTTAGACATGAAATTACTGGAAAGGGAACTTCGGGTTCCTCGATACCATAAACGGATTGTTTATGTTTATTACCGCAATTCAAAACCGCCATTTCAGAAATATGACAAAATGAGATTTTGGGCATATACCCATGCTGAGGAAATCGATTACAGAAATCGTTTGCGAGATTTGGGATGGAATAATTTCTGCCGCCATTGGCGATCACCAAAAAAAACACCACCGGAGGGTCATTATGCAAAACAGGAATCCTTTATCAGGCCGCCAAAAAAAATTTGATTTAGAGAGTTAGGTGAAAAAACACAGCTGGGCATCCCGGCTGTTTTTTTTTAGATTTGTGGCAAGATTTGTATTCATGATTGTTTGTTTTTTTTGATTAAAACGGCCACCATTTTATGGTGGCTTTTTTTTCCTAACTACAGCAAAACACCATTGCCAATTTTAAGGCATGAAAACAAAAAAATCAGAACCGGCCGCCAAAAAATCATTTGGCCGCCGCCGGGAGGGCAAGCACTCAAAATTTGCCGGGCCGAAAAATAAATCAGTAAAAAAATATAAAGGCCAGGGCAGATGATAGTTGAACACCGTGAACATTATGATTTGATGATTGGCGAATCCAGCCGATCCATTTTTGATTTTTTTTCGATTGAGGCCATGCACGGATTAAGCCTGGATGAATGCATCCGGCATCCAGAGCCATCGACACCAGGAACACCGGGAGTTTATATTCATGGCTGGGCGAACTTGAGGCCAGACAATGGATTTCCATTTTTGTTTTTGAATTCATTCAGAATGGTTGGTGATTACCGTGATGCACTGGCAATTATGCATGAAACCATGCACATTGCCTGGTTGATGTTTGACCTGGAAAAAGAGGAGGAAGAAGCAATCAGCTGGGCCGAATTGGAGGCAGAATGGATTTACCAGAATTACTTTTTAAAATCCAATTTAGCCGAATGGTTTTAATGTAAAATCTTGGAAAAGTACAATTTTCAAGAAATTAGATTGGGGCAGTAATTTATCTAAATCACCAGGGTTAAATGCACAGATTAACGGCAAAAATGCCAAAATGCCGTAAAAAACCGTTCCAACCAAGTGTGCAATATTTTGCACAAAGTTGGAAAAGTTGGACCGGCCATTCCAACCGTTATTTTGTTGATTTAGAATTGGTTTGGTTTCATTGCTAAGGTTGGTTGGAACGGTTGGAACGATTTTAGGCCATCGAGCGTCAAAGCGTTTCAAAAAATCAAATTTGCGGTATCAAAAATCGTTATAATTTTGTCCTTGCCAGACCGGCTTAGAAGCGACCTAAATAATTGATAATTATAGTATTTATGTCCTTTTTAGTCCATCTTTGCGGATGGCATTTTACCTATCAAATTACCGATCATGAAGCTGCATAAATTACCCTGTAAACCTTATGTCCGGAAGTATGTTGCGCCTGACCTTTCCAACCGGGGTGTTTTGCGGATAAAAAACCGAGTGGTGCGTACCATCCGAGATAAAACTCAGGTCACCAAATTCTTTGAAAAGTGCAATGATTCTACCTCATTCATTATGGTTGAAATGAATGCGGCAAGTCTTTACACATTGTATTCACTCCACAACACATTGGCACAGGAATTCAGGGATAAATTATTCAGTGTAATGGCTTATGCAGTACATAAGGGCATACCAGCCAGAGAAGCGGCCCGGGATTTTTTGGCGATGTATGGAATTACTCCCGATGAATATGATCTCGATTCAGCATACCGCACCTGGCAGCGGCGAAAGGATAAATATCTGAATCCGACTAAAGTCCGCAATCCGGATCAGGAATTACCAGTTAATTTGAATCAAGTACAATTGAAGTTATATGAACTTGGATGATTTAATCGATGGTGCGGACACCATTTCCGGGTGCGATGTAGAAATCGCCGGGATTGATGAACTTTATTTGATACCGGCTGACACCAGCCAGATATTCATTTTTGAGCCGGAAACCATCACAGACATTATTACAGATGCCACGGCCATTGAAATTGATTTCGATTATCAATCATGTAATTTCAAAAGCCGGATGCGACTTACTGATCCAGGTGTAAATTATGATAACAGCCTGACTTTTCGAATAACTAAGGAAATAAGTGAATGGCTATTTCAAAATAAGGAACGGCCATTTTTCATTGTGTTCCTTAAAGGATTTCAATGGTATGTTACTGGATCCAATGCATTGCCTTATTACCTTAATTACGAATATATAACTGGCAAATCTCCGGGTGAGGCTCAGGGTTATGATGTTGAACTAACATCCAGCCAATTACGGCCGTTAATTAAGTACGAACCACCGGCTCCACCGCCACCGTAATCATTGCCGCAAGTCCTAATAAATACCTGAATTCAGATTGGATTTTTGCATCATGAATAATCGCCTGATTCGGGTAAACTCTAAAGGCTGGGCCACCAGGTCTATTGCCGGGATGCTGACTGGTTCAAAAATTGACCATGATAAAGGCATTCTTTACGATGTAGTATTGTGCCAGGCAATGCAGCCAAGGGGTGCAGCTGGCGAATCATACATTGAAACGGAAACGGAAGTGCTTCCGGTAACCATCAAAACTCCGGTGGAATTTATTACCAAATTAGTTAAACTGGCAAAATCCCATGGCGAAAATGGCCATCAGGTAAGATTCGGCCATCCGGGAATGTGCGACCAGGTGCTGGGTACTTATGCTGGCCGTGCCAAAAATATCCGACTTCGTGGTAATCAGGCCATCGGAGATATTCACCTATCCCCAGCAAGTGAAAATGCTCCAGGAAAGGGCAATTTAAGACAGTATATTTTGGATTTGGCCAGCGAAGACTCCGAGGCCATCATGATGTCGATTGTATTCACTCCGGGCGATCACTGGTACATTAATGCCGATGGTGATCGTGAAATATGGACCGGAGATGAACATCAGGTAAAATACATGGCAGAATTGCCGGATACTGATCGGGTAATTTTTGAAACTGTTGTAGATTGGCATTATACCGATTTTGTCGATCAGGGAGCCAATACCACGGATTTATTTCGTGATAGCCGAGGCAATGAATTATTATCCGATCGGGCATTTCAATTTTTAGACACAAATCCGGAAGTATGGGAAATTCTGGCCAATCAGCCGGAAATTGTTGAGCGTTTTTTAAACCGTTACGAAAATTATCGAAACTATAAAATGAATAAGACCGAAAAAAAAACCGGCAGCCTGTTACAGAGGGCCAAGTCGGCACTGGAGGCAGTTTTTGCCGTTCAAAAATCAATCGATGCCACTACCGCAGACGGCGTGGCCATATCTATTCAGACCGATGCCGAATACCCAGCCGTGGGTGATGTGGTATTCATTGCTGGCAGCACAGAAACTGCACCAGCTGGTGAGCATACACTGACCGGCGATTATGATGGTTGGGTGATCACTACTGATGAGGCTGGTGTAATTACGGCCGTTGTTGAACCAGGTGGCGAATCTGTTGAGCCAGAAACTGCTCCGGTTATGGAGGATGTGGTGGTTGTTGAAAATTCAGCGCAATTGGAAGAGGCCAACCGTTCAATTGAGGCTCTGGTTAATGTAGTTGAAAAACAGCAAGACATTTTGGATAGCCTTACTGAATCAGTAAAGAGCCTGACCAGTCAGGTAAACGCAATGCGCAATGCGCCATTGGCAGCCCGGGTATTTGCCAGCCAAGATGTGAATGTATCAAATCTTCGTGGCAACGATGCTGACCTGACTCCATGGGAGGCCGAGCGTCGCAGGATCATGTCCACTAAAAAATAAGTAGTTAAAAATTTAATCCATATAAGTAAAAATGGCATCAGTAAACATTACCGCATTAAACACCGCCCTTGGTGCTTATGCCCGGCAGAACAAGGTTGATATCTTCAACAAAATTCTGCGTGAATCAACCGCCCAATATTTCACCACAGTAACCGGCGCAATTGACCAGTTACCTTTGGCAAAATTGGTTACCGGTTCAATTTTGAAACCATATGCTCCCGGTGGTGGATTCGATCCAACCGATGATGCACTCCAGTTCGGCGCACGAATCCTGAATGCCCGGCGCATATCTGCCGATGTGGAAGTTGTTCCTCTTGACCTTTACAATTCATGGTTGGGTCAATTGGCTGGCGCACCTCCGGCATCTCCATTCGACATTCCATTTGAACAGTTCATTATGGATGCCATCGCCAAGCAGGCGCAGGATGATCTTGAGGGTGCAATCTGGAATGGTCTTTACGATAATACCGGAACCACCTCCGTTGACACAATGGATGGTATCCTCCAGTTAGTTAAGGCTGCTGTAACATCCGGCGAAATCCCCGGTGATAATGTAAGCACCTACACTGCGATAAGTTCAACCAATGCATTGGACCAGGTTAAATTGGTTCGCTCAAAAATCGCTCCTCAATATCGCAATAAGCCAATGTATTGTTTCCTCAGCGTGGCTAATTTTGACAATTACATGGACGATTACCAGGCATCTGTTGGTTCCGTAGTATACAACCGTGATTACAATCAGGTGTTAATCGAAGGAACCCAGACTCAGCTGGTGGCAATCCCTGGAATGGTTGGTCCTGATTCAGACCGCATCTTGATCACTCCAAAGGAGAATCTGGTTTTCGGATATGACATCGAAGGTGCAGCCTCTAATATTATCACTCAGGAGTACAACCGTACAATCAAGGTGATGATGGATTTCCGTGCCGGTGTAAACTTCCGTGATGGTGGTGTAATCTGGTGCAACGATAACGAGTAATCACCTTAAACTGAACATAGATTATGTGTGTAACTCTAATTGATATGTCCGCCAGCTGCGAGAGTGCAGCTGGTGGTATCGCCCGGCTTTTTGCCATCAAATCTGAAGATGTGGCCAGTATCGCCGCAATCGATGGAACTAGCAAAAAAGTTCCTCAATCTGGTTTGGTTTTTTCGCCAACCGGTGTGATGCGTGAATTTGATTTCGTGAAAAACTCCGAAGGTGGTAAGGCTGGTATTGATGAGAACGATATCGGAACTCCTCAATCACCGGCTTACGAAACGATTGTAACGATGGCCGTTAAGGGTAACTCAGCTGTGAACCGTGCATACCTGAATGAGGTTCGCCAGGGATTTCGTGGTGTGCTTGCCGCTGTGATGAATACCGGACAGATTTTCCTGATTGGTACTCCAAGCACTCCGGCAATTCTGCGTAAGTACAACCGCAAATTTGGAAACGATTTGGAGGTGGCCAATGTTCAGGAACTTGAATTTTATTTCAAGTCTGCCACTGGAATGGTCGAATACGATGGCGATGTCGATGATTTGCAGACCGTAGGTCTGAATGACTAACCGATAATTTTTCGGTCTTAAAAAGAAGGGCAGCAATGCCCTTTTTTTTGTGCCATGGAATTAAACGATCAGATTAGGGCATGGCTGGATTCCAGCGATAAGGATTTTTATACCGGGTTGTCATTGCTTCAAAAGGTGAGTAGAAACAAGGTTCTGGTAATGAACCTTGGTAAAAAGCAAAACCATAAACACCTCGATAAAATCAACTATGAGTTATCGAACTATTTAAAGGTTAATTACCAGCCGATTAAGCCAGCGGAGCCAATTAAGGTTGCCAAAGAAAAACCAATTGAAACCAAACCCATCGAAAAGACAGAATTTGATTTCAATTCACTGCCTGATCCGGTTCAAAAACTATTTACCCAAAAGCGTAAATTTTTCATGGAGCGCAATAAATTAAGCCAAGAGGTTCAAGATGATACTAAGGACCAGACCGTAATACCAAAATCGGTTCAGGAAAAAGTTAAATGCATTTTGGAACTGGATGAATTTATTAAAGCAGTAGATTCAAAAATTGAGCATTATTGGAAGTATGGCAGTCTTCCGGTTAAGCACGATGAAAAACCGGATCAGGAACAACGGAAAAACTCGATTGCTGAAATCAAAAAGAAAATTAACAATCAAAAGACCTATGTAACCAAGGCCCGGCAGAAATTTGAAAGGCATCCGGAAAATCTTCGGTATGCCGAGGATTATCAAAAAAAACTCCATGAACTTAAAGAACTCATTTACCAGCGTGATGCATTATCCGTTCAGACATCTGTTGAAGATGCTGATTCGGCATGATTTGCCACAGCTGGATTTATATTTTGCCGGGCATCCAGGCGATTTATATGATCACTTGAGGACATCGAGTATCAGAGGAATTCATAAATCGGAGGCCATCTTTTTTTTCTACATCACAGGATACGATAAAAGGCGGAAAAAGCCGTTTTTGTGCATCAATATGAAAATGATGGAGGGTGATTATGATTTGCACCGGGTTTTGCGCACTGGCATTCAGGAAATCGATGAATTCATGATAATAAGCCGAGAAGATTCGGTTTTTGAATCATTTGCCTTGGCCACTGACATTTGTCAGCATTTAGGCATACCGGTTGCATTCGGCAACCGGTCGCAAAAGCCTTAATAATCAATTATTATATTTGGGCAATGGAAGGCGCAAAAATTGACCGTTATCGGCAAATCGTATTGGGCATTATACCTGGCACAGCCAAACAGCGTGAAATGCTGGTGAAATACAGGCATGGTTTTTCACTATTATGCGAAGGATGGACCCCAATGCAAGTGGCGCATGAATTGATGAAGGAATTTGATTGCGGAACCACGATGGGATTGAGAATTGTCCGGGATTCAATCGCCATTTTTGGGGATGCGGCCAAATTCAGTAAGAAAGGTATGAAGGCTGCGAATTATGAAAGGCTGATGAAACTGGCGAAAAAATGCGAAGAACGAGGCGAGTATGGCACGGCCAGATTGCTGATTAAGGATGCAAATGAATTGCTGGGATTGGTTGGTGATTCAGAGGAGCATCTGGAAAACAATGCAGAATGGATGCGGCCAGATGGATTCGTAATTATAACGGATCCGGCTGTTTTGGAAAATGCCAATAAAATTATCACGGTTGAATCGGAGGATGCAGAGATAATCAACGATGAAGAAACAACAAGTCCAGATAATTTATCTGACTCCCAAACAGGCTGAGTTTTTAAATGCCAGGCAGAAACGCAAGGCATTAATCGCTGGCCGTGGATTTGGAAAAACCCATGTGATGGGGCATCATGTTTACCGACTGTTCAGAAATTTACCGACCGGTAAATCGCTGGCAGTTTCATCCACTTATTACCAGCTGCTGACAAAGACTTGTCCGGAAATGGAGTCTGCCTGGAAGGAATACGGATTGACAGAGTGGGATGATAAGAAAAAAACTGGACAGTGGGTTTTTGGGAAACGGCCACCTGGTCATTTCGCCCGGCCGTATAAAATGCCAAAGAATCCGGAGTATTGTTATTTCTTTATTAATGGCCATGTAATCGAGTTGGGAAGTCTGGAGGTAAAAGACCGATTTAGGGGTGGCAGTTACGATGCATTGTGTGGTGATGAATCGGCATTATTTAAAGAGGATGTCTGGAATAAAATATTTGTTACATCAGTCCGTGGCCGCACCATCGGACCAGGTGCATTCGACCCGAAAATAAATTTTATGCACCAAAGCATCTGCCATTTTACATCTGCTCCATGGTCTCCGGAGGGTCAATGGGTTTTTAAGTGGGAAAAGTTGGCTCAGGAGATGCCGGATAAATATTTCTTTATGTCTGGGAAAACCACGGATAATCTGGCAATTCTTGGTGAGGATTATATCGAGAACCTCAAAAATAGTTTATCGCCGCTGGAATATTATGTTGAGGTACTTAATGGCCGGATGGATCGCCAACCAGGTGGCGGTTATTACCCATCGTTCAGCGAAGAAAAACATACCACCATTATTACCTACGATTACGATTGGGATTCGGGTGGCCGGATGACCATCAAAAGAGATTCGTTTTTGCACCGGGATAAACCATTGCTGTTATCGCTGGATTTCAACATTACATTCACCTGCATGATAATTTGCCAGCAGATTCCCCAGGCTCAGTTTACTGAATTCCGGATATGCGATAATTTGTTTTCTAAGCCGGATCCACTGAATGATAAAGATGGCGAGATGTTGATCGATCGGTTGGTGGACCAGTTCTGTTCCAAATACCACCACCATCCGATCAAGGTAGTTGAACTGTATGGCGATGCATCAGGTAATAATCGGCGGCTGGGTGCGCCGCCATTATTTGAACAGGCAGTAAGTCGATTGCGCCATCATGGCTGGCAGGGAGTCATTAAAGCATCCAATCGGTTACCAGGTCATGAGATGCGACATATATTGATCAACAACATACTAAGGAGAAACGATGCACGATACCCGGTATTGATGATTAATGCGAACCAATGCAGAGCATTGATCATGTCCATAATGAATGCACCAATCCGGGATAATTATACCAAGGATAAACGCAGCGAAAGCCAGAACATTCAACAGGAGTTTGCGACTCACCTGAGCGATACATTCGATTATATCCTGGTCAGCCTATATGCCGGAGTCATGGCCAGCGGAAGCGACAGCATCTGGTCCAATATCATGCCGGTGCGGTAAGGCATTTATCAAAAGCAACTTTTCATATAAGCCGACAATGCTGAAATGCGTTGCCGATTGTTAAAG